TTGAAATGTATCAATTAATTTACCCTTCCATCCATAAGTGCCATGGTGAGTAGTTTGTCCATCAACCACACCATAGAAGTCAAAACCAGATTTTCTAATCATGTTACAAAAGTTGGTGTCCTCCCCCCACCATTTTCCATTTTTGTCAAACGTGGTATCCCAAAAATTATAAAAATAATTATTTGCTGTTTCGGATATTATTTCTTTTTGCGTTATCTTTAGGTTTGGATAATCTTTCATTAGTTTTTCATAAACTCTTCTATGTATTAAAGTCAACCCTGCAGGCCCAACTTTTAATTTAACCAATCCTTTATTATCAATATCTATACTATTAAGATCTTCAAAAGCCACAGAAAATCTAACAGCATTGTCTTGGGTTTTTTTTCTGTAAGGCACACATATGGCATCTTTATCTGCTATTATCATTCTGCCTACGACATCTGGTTCAAATTCCATATCTGAATCTACAAATAATTGATAATCCATACCTGTTTCTAAAAACATAGCAGTCAATACATTCCTTCCGTATCCAACATATGGACTTTTAAATGTTTGAACCGTCGCTTTTATTTTAGCCATGGTAAATTTATCCATTAATTTTATTAAGGATAGGCAGGTAGAGACCTGCATTAAATCATAGGTTGGCATTGATACACAAACCTGAGGGGGTTTTTTAGACTTACTCATACTATTGTCTCCTTGTTTTCTTGTTTAATAAATTCATCTTGTATTTCTTCTTTTTCTAAACCTTCTTTTGGAAGTTTTAAAACTCTTATAGGTGGAAATGGTTTTTCATTATTGCCCTGAGGAAATCTTTTTTGACAACTAAACTCTCCACCAAAATATTGTCCTATCATTGTAGCTGTTCTTGATCTTTCTTTAACCCAATCTCCACGTTTAAGTTCTTCATAAAAAGAATCATAAATAAAAAAATAATAATTATCTTCAGCCAAAACAGCTCCAGTTTTAAAAGCTGCAAACGTGGTAGCTTGTGGTCCATTAACGAAATCGATCAATTGTTTTTTTAACATGTCCAGTGGGTTGGTGCCTGCAGGTGGTTTAATAGTTTCCATGTTAGCCCAAAGTGTGTCTAATATAACTTGGTATTCATTCTGTTTTAATATTGGTGGGAATATAGGTGTCTGCTCTGCTATCAACGCACGCATCTCTTTCATCTCTGCTATTTTTTTAATATGCTTTGCATGTATTTGGACAACCTTACCATCAGCTAAATCTATGTTTATAAAAAACTCTGGATCTGGTTTGTAATCCATTTTAATTAATCCAGATACTTGAGGCCACGTTGTACTTCTATGACTACCAATACCGAATTTTCTTTTCAAACAAGTTCCTTTTGCACAATAAGAAGAGATAGGTAGATCACTACATTTAAAACCTTTAGTTTCATTTTTCCAATATTTAATTTTTTCATTTACCTTACCGTCACCCCACACGGTATCATATACAATATAATTTCTAGCAGCTTCTAAAACTTTTTTATCCCAATCATCTGGAAATTTTTTCTTAGCAAACACCATGTAGTTATATAAAAATCTATCTCTTTCGTCTTTTAATTTGGTCCCTGATGCCTGAATCTCTTTGCATATCATCTGTAAACAAGGTGGGCCATCGTGAAACTCTTGAGGTCCACCAGTTATTACTTCTGTAATTTTTTTGTTGCCTATTTCTTTTAAAGATTCTTCTGTTTGTAAATTAAGACCTACGACCTCTATAAATTTTTTTAAATCCATCCGTGTGCCATCAGGTAAAATACCCCTACGCTCGGTGCCTTTGTAATAAGGTAAATTAATAAAACTACCAGATGTCTTTTCATTGTTTTGATTTACACCTAGTTTAGTTTGTTTAGGAAATATTTCTGTATTATGTGGAAGTTTAAATAAAAATAATAAGTTCGATAAAAACTCTCTGACTAAAGTAGCAGGGACTTTTTCTTTTGTAAAAACGTATATATGCAGCCCACCACTTTTAGATTCTATTGGTATTACAGGTAAGTTTTTTTCTTGTATTATATTTAAATATTTTTCTAGTTTAAAATTTTTATAATTTTTAGGATCTACATCTATGGCACCAAAGCTAGCTTTAGCATCATCATCACAGG